AGAGAGGGATATGCTACATCAGGTCAATTTACAGAAGGTGAATATGTCGTAATTACGTCCAGCAATGGTACAAAAAGAGTGTATGTACTTAGCGACAATTCCGAAAGTGGAGCTTCGGCAACAGGTACTGTTTTAGCAACAGGCGCAGATATAGGCGCTGGAACAATTCCGTCTAGTACTACTGATCTCGGCACTTGTGTCGCTGTAGCTAATAACTTGAATACTCACACACAGGCGGCGGTTTTAACTGAACTTAAAGCAGCCATAGTACATGCTAATGGACATAATGGTTTAATTACAGCCGGTGCTGATTTGGTAGCAACTGATGGAAATCAGTCAATTGTTTTTACACAGGCAACTATAGGTAATGATGGTAATACTGTAACAACTACAAATATAAGTCAATTAACTGCAGGAGATTTTGCTGGAGGTGTCGGACCACTTCCTGATTCGGTGATTTTTACTCTAGCTAATACAAGACTTGGACAGAGTGTTGGAATTGCAGCTTCAGCTAAGGTAACAACAATAGATGATATTGATAACCTGTTTGATTTAAAAATAAGTGGTTCAGGGGGAATACATCAAACTATTACTGATTTGAGTTTTGATAGTGGTAGTGCAAATTATTTTGCTAAAAAGATCTCATCAGATCCGTTAAGTAATACTGATTATGTGTATCTTTATAAAGCTTTTCATACTAGATCAGATATGGTAGGAGCATCTTTAGGTGGATTACAAGTTACTGGTAGTGCTTCATCATCCGCTGGATTAAATTTTGCTGGTGGAACTAATGGAGCTTATACTGCTCAATATGATGCAGTAGGTGATTCAGCTACTTGGGGTGGAAATGTTGATTATTGTGTTGCAAGAACACCTTATATTATAGACCAGGGAACAACGGATTGGGATGGATCATCAACTGATGTTACTAAGAACCTATTCAGAGTATATACATTAGGTCATGGCAGTAATATGAATACTGAATATAAAGTAGGTATTTCTAATATTAGAGCAGCTGGATCAATTCCAGGATCTGATTATGGAGATTTTAGTATTTCTATTATACCTCTAGATGGTAGAGCACCAGAAACTTGGGAAAATTGTGATTTTAATCCAGCTTCACCAAGCTATTTTGCAAAACAAATAGGTGATGCTCATGTAGTAGTAGATGCTAATGGTAGGTTGTCCTATCATGGAGGCTTTCCAAATAGATCTAAATGGTGTAGAGTTGGTGATTTTCAAAATATAGAAAATTATCCAAAATCGGTAGTACCGTATGGATATGCAGCTTTAGAGAATCCAATTCCAGGTGGTACTATAGTACCTTCCGCTTCAATGAAGCTTCAACAAGTAGATAATACTAATGAACAAACCTTTCAAGCAAGTGCGTATCATGGATTAGATTTCATGGACATTGGAACATCGAATAGAATAAGAGGCAAATATGATAATGATGCAGCAGCTTATCTTTCACCTATTCCAAGTGGAACAGGAAATGGTTCTAATAAAGCATTTAGTTTAAATAATTGCACTGGACATGCTAATGCAAATACATTACCTGGAAGTCCTTCAACTTTTGCAGATGGAACCACTGCTAATAGAATAAAAATAACATTAGCTAATTCTGATATAGGTCAGAGACGGTTTGCAGTTCCTTTTCAATGGGGATTCGACGGTGTAGATCCAGCTTCAAAACCATCTATGGCTAATGATGTAACTACTACTAATGTAATGGGATTTGATTGTTCAACTCCAACTACTAGTGGTACTACATTATACAAACGAGCTATTAATACAATATCTAATCCAGATGAATTCGATATTAATATGTTGGTAATTCCTGGAATAATTCATAGTAAAGATGGTGGTAATTGTCATAATAATATTACCGAACATGCTATAACTAAGGTGGAAGAAAGAGCAGATTGTTTCTATATAATGGACGGATTCCATTGGGCAGATACTATTTCACAAGCAGCAAGTGCTCTTGGATCACTAGATACCAATTATGCAGCTACATATTATCCCTGGGTACAAGTAAATTATTCCATAGAAGGCGGCAATGTGGAGCCAGTATGGATACCACCTTCAGTCGCTTTAGCAGGAGTATTTGCTTTTAATGACAGAATAGGTCAAGAATGGTTTGCACCTGCAGGATTAAATAGAGGTGGATTGACTATAACATCTAGAGCTAAGTTTAAGTTAAATCATGCAGAGAGGGATAAGCTTTATGAAGAAAGAATTAATCCAATTGCAACATTCCCAGGTCAAGGACCGACGGTGTTTGGACAAAAAACATTACAATCCAAACCATCAGCACTTGATAGGATTAATGTTCGTAGATTGTTAATTAATCTGAAGAAGTTTATTGCTTCTACATCTAAATTCTTGGTGTTTGAACAGAACACAACAGCAACAAGAAATCGTTTCTTGAATACTGTTAATCCATATCTTGAAAATGTACAAGCTAATAGTGGTTTGAATGCTTTTAGGGTAGTGATGGATGAATCAAACAATACACCAGATGAAATAGATAGAAATAGGTTAGTTGGACAGATATTTGTTCAACCTACAAGAACTGCTGAGTTCATTGTATTGGACTTTGTTGTTCAACCTACTGGAGCAACCTTTCCAGAATAACAAATTATCTCAATAAGATAACTAAAAAGCCCCAGTTTTATACTGGGGTTTTTTGTTTTTATAATAACTTCAAAAAAACTTCAAAAGGATATTATTAATATAAGCGCAATTTTTCATTACCGTTATATTTATTACTGAAAAGAAATCTTATTTAGGAGAAGAAAAGATGCCTGAGTTAATTGACGCAACTGAAATAATGTTTACCCCATTTGAACCGAAAACGAAAAATCGGTATGTCATGTATATAGAAGGTATTCCTGCATACTTGATTAAGACTGCTAGTAGACCACAGATTACATTTGAAGAAATAGTATTAGACCATATTAATGTAAAGAGATACATTAAAGGTAAAGGAGAATGGCAACCTTTAGGAGTTACTTTATATGACCCAGTTGTACCTTCTGCAGCACAAGCAGTAATGGAATGGGTTAGATTATCACACGAATCCGTAACAGGTAGAGATGGTTATTCAGATTTTTATAAAAAAGATGTATCTTTTAATTTATTAGGACCAGTTGGTGATGTGGTTGAAGAATGGACATTAAAAGGAGCATGGGTACAAGATGCAAACTTTAATGATTTGGATTTTGCAAATGGTGGGGATCCAGTAGATATTGAGTTATCACTTAGATACGATTACGCAATATTACAATTCTAATTAAAAATTAATAACGGAGATTAAAAATGAGTGAATGGATAGCAGCAAATTGGGAATATGTTTTAGTTGGTATTTACGCAATTGAAAAAATTGTGAAACTTACCCCAACAAAATATGACGATATTCTTTTCGATATGATTCTTAAACCAATCAAAGAGAAATTTGCACCAAAAAAATAATTTAATTTGAAAAATTTTAGTTATATTTACAATTAGTTATAAATCTTATTAAGGAGAATAACATGCCCGAAACTACGTTTCCGACGGAAGTTATCGATCTACCGTCTAAAGGATATTTTTATCCTGAAAAAAGCCCATTATCAAGTGGCCAGATCGAATTAAAATACATGACTGCGAAAGATGAAGATATTTTGACATCACAAAATCTTATTGCTAAAGGTGTTGTTTTAGATGTACTTTTAGATAATTTGATAGTTGATAAAAAAGTCAAAGTTGATGATTTATTGATTGGTGATAAAAATGCTTTATTGATAGCTGCAAGAGTGTTAGCTTATGGTAAACAATATGAGTTTGACGTTACGTCACCCGTTACTGGAGAACCTACAACACATAATTTGGATTTAACTTCATTGAAGGACATTTCAGTAGATTTTAGTAAAGTGACTAAAGGACTAAATGAATTTGAATTTACTCTACCGACTACTGATAGAGTTATTAAGTATAAACTTTTAACTAGTGGTGATGTTGATGCTATTGAAAAACGTGCTAAATCATTAAGTAAAGTAAGTGATATAGATAGATCTCTTACGACTAGATTAAAACACATGATACTTGAAGTTGATGGTAATTCTGAACGATCAGTTGTTAATAATTTTGTAGATAATGAATTTTTTGCAGTAGATAGTAGATCATTTAGAGAATATATTTCAGACAACACCCCAGATATCGATTTAGAAATATCAATTGATGTGGATGGAGAGGAGGTAGATATTACGGTACCGATGACGGTACAGTTTTTTTGGCCTTCCTCCTGAGTATAAAGCTCAGATCCACGAACAGATATTTCAACTAACATTTAATTCTAGAGGTTCAATACCTTTTGAACAAGCCTATAATATGCCGGTTTATTTAAGAAGATGGTATATTCAAAGATTAGACAAGGCTTATACGGAAGAAAAAGAAGCTATAGAAAAATCTCAAAGAAAATCCTCCCAACCAAATTTTTCCAAAATTAAAAAATGATTATCTGTATATTTATATATGAATCCCTCAATTTAAGTTTTTAGGAGTTAATCTTGGCTAAGTATATCATAAAAGAAAATAAAATAATTACAGAATTTCTCGGTGGTCTTTTTAAAGCAATCGCAAAAAGAAAATCTTCAAAACTTTTAAAAGTTTTAGCAAGAGATCCAGTTATGAAAAGACATATAGCGGCTGCTGATAAACTTGGTAAAGAGATTATACAGCATATTGAGAAAAGGAAAAAAGATGACCCTGAATTTGCAGCTACATCGGCGGAACTTAATAAGTTGGTCGGAAGATAATTTACATATAGTGTATTCTACACTATTCAATTAAAAGAAAATAAAACTTATGGCAGCAACAAAACAACAAAAAAAAGATAATGAAGAATTAGATAAGCTATATAAAGCACAACCTGCATTACTTAAATCTATTTCAGGTATTTGGGAATCTATAAATAAATCAATAACGGATTCTGTGGATTCTACTGGAGATTTAGTAAAAGAAGAAAAAGCTTTTGTAGGTATAGCAAAACAGGTTTTATCAACTACGGGAGATATTCATAAAGAAACTGTAGAATGGGCAGATATTAGTGAAAAAATTCTTGAAGCTCAACAAGCTGGAGATAAGCAACTAGTAAGACAATATAAACAGTTGGGAAGAATCCAGAAAGTACAAAAAGGTTATAATAATTTGGTAAATGCAGGAGTTAATTCTGTAGAGAAAATGGTGGGTGGTGTAGAGAATCTAGTTCGTGAAATTCCGGTAATAGGTGAGTTTCTAGCAGATTTTATAAATTTTGGTGATATATCCAAAAATATGGCAAAGACATTAAGAGGGACAGCCGAAGTATCAGGAGGCATACTGGGAGATGCATGGACAACAACGCTCGGAAATGTTGGAGCCGACGTAGTTTCTGGAATTACAGGGACAAGTGATGTTGGTACTGGTGATGTTGCTGCCGATGCTACAGCCGCCGCCGCCAGTGAACCCAAGCCTGGGTGGCAAATGACCGCCGAAGATAAGGTTGATGCTCGTAAAGCTGAAGAAGCAGCGGAAGCAACTGCAAAAGTGGGGCAAAATGAAGAAAAAGTAGATAAAACATCAGGTAAAGTTAAAAAGAAGTGGGGTAAGCTGAAGATGTTAGGTTTGGGAATTGGCGCTGCTGTAGCTGCAATGGCAGCTTCTATGGTTAAGTTTGCATTTGAAACTGGGCTTTCTCTAGGACAGATGATCAAAATGGGTCCAGCATTAGCAATTAATCAAAAATATGTTTCAGCGATGGCGGAAGAGTTTGGAACCATCAATGATGTTAATTTCGATATAGCATGGCAACTTAAAAAACAATCATTATATTATGGAATATCAGCAGATCAAGCAGTAAAGATATTAAGAATACAAACTGCTTTATCGGATAGTAGTCATGAACAATTAATTAATGTACAGAATTCTGTTGCTCAATTTGCTAGGATGAAAGGAGTATTACCTTCAAAAGTATTTGAAGATATAGCTGGCTCTACTGAATTGATGGCAAAACATGCGCACGGATCTGCTGAAGAATTTATGAGAGCAGCTGTTGAAATAAGAGCTATGGGAGTAGGATTGGATGTTGCTGATCAAATAGCAACACATTTATTAGATATAGAAGGCTCTATAAATGCACAATTTGAAGCTAATGCTGTACTTGGTAGGTCGATGAATTTTGATACTGCCAGACGATTGATGATGCAGGATGACTTGACAGGAATGATGGAAGAAATTAAACGACAGGTTGGCGGTGAAGCAGCATTTCAAAAATTAAATAGACTAGAGAGAGAATTACTTTCTAAATCAATTGGCACTGATGTTACTAATTTAGCTAAGTTGATAACAGAAGAGGAGAAAGCAGCCGCGGCAGTAGAAAACCAAAAAAATAAGTGGGTTGCTATAGGGGGAATAGTGTTGGGTTTAGTAGGTGCTATGATTGGTGCTATGGCGGCAATACCGGGTGTTGGAACAATTTTTTCCATGAAGGGATTGGCCGGAATGGCAACTGGGGCAACTATTGGGGGTTTGATAGGAACGGGATTGGGTTCTGCATATGGAGGATCAGCACCACCAAAAGCACACGACGGTGCCAATATTGAAGTTAATAATGGAGAGGCCGTATTAACTGAAATACAACAAAGTCAATTACAGAATAGTGATCCCCAGCTCGTGGTGGCAATTACTGATTTATCGCGTGAAATGAAAGTATTTGGTAATACTCTCCGTAATGGACAAATACAATCATCTAAACAAAGGCAAAGCTTGATTGATGCAACTACAAAGGGTCAAGAAAAAGTTTATAGAGGAATAACAGAATAGGTAAAGATGGCATTAACAGACTTAAACAGACCAAAATTAATAAAATATTCATCAAGAATTGTAAGTCCTGGCGTATTTACTCATGAAACAGAAGATTCCGGAGTATCCCTCAAACAAAGCGGTCCAACCCAGTACACAAACACAACTACTGGTGGTATGTTTTTTGGTAGTCAATTGCAAAATATTGGTGACAGATTAGGTGGGACACTTGAATTACAATCTGAACGAGGTGGATTTGGTAGTAAAACTTCCAATGAATTTGGTAGTAACACTTCCAACGATGTAAATCCACGGAAAATGAGAGTAGGTGAACTTGGTGGATTTAGACAAAAATTATCAGAAAAATTTAGTAAGATTGGTAATACATTTTTTGATTCAAATATAACAATTATTAATGTTCCGAAACGTCATAAACCAGTTGTTGTTAATTATTTTCCAAACCCAGGCGGAGTTACAGATTTAGATGCTATGGGATTTACCAAAAATATGCAACTTCGTGAAAGTAAATTTATAGGAATTTCTGAAGATGGGAAAAACTATAAGTATCCAAATACTTTAAAGTTA